CTGTTACGCCTGCTTCTGTTTTGAAATCTGCGTTGTTTGCTGTTAAATTTCTACTAGCTCCAATAGCGGTAGAACTTGAACTAAGCGTTCTGTTACCAGTGTTTTTATCTAAAAATGGGCCATTCTTAAATTCTGCGTCCTCTAGCGTCCAAGTTGTATGCCCTGTTCTTGAAAGTTTTTGAGGGGGCAATGTGCCGCTACATATATACATAACGTCAGCAGATTGCGTAAATTGCAAATCATATAGTTTGTTTTCTACAAACGGGCTTACTATTTCAAATACTTTTTCAACAACCCCCCCGCTAGTGTAAGAAGGCAAACTAGTGCTATTAATACCGTTTAATGAAAATGTATCTGTATCAATAACGGTAATTCTGTATCTTTTGCCATTTAAAACAAACATACCGCCTACTGAAGCAATATAAACATCATCACCTGTTGTGTAACCGTGACCAGCTACAGTCACAACGGCAGGGTTTGCTTGTGTAATTGCTGTAACATTTTGGTCAGCTAACGTTATTTGTCCATTATCTTTGTAAAATCTAATGTATTCGTTGCCAAATTCTAAAACATAGCTTTGTGTTACATTAAATTCAAAAGGTATTAGGCGTATAATGCTGTCACTGTTTTTTACTTCTGCAACATATCTTGTGCCATAACGTCTACTAGCACCGCCTTGAGGAAATACAGTCATATTCTCTAAGGCTTCTACGCCATTAGAATATTTTTTGAAGTCAGTTTGACCAGCTAATAGAGGTGTTAACTCACCAGCCGTAAAGTTTGTTTGAAACGGATGAACTCTCGCCATTATTTTCTAAAGCTCGTAAATGTATCAGAGCCAAAGTCATCAATATACCCTTCCATGCCATCAACACTTCTTGCTTCTGATAATTTTGTTTCATATAATTTTTGCATTTGAGCTTGCAAAGATGCGCTACCCGTAACGGGGTACGCTAAATCTACAGCCATTTTTGCAGTCAATGCGTCTACAAATATTGCATCAAACAATGTTGCATCTGTAACGCGAGAAACGAACAATATTTTTGCTTGAGCTTCATCAGTAAGCAAAACCCTACCATGTGTAGGTGCTGTTTCTATTTTGAATATATAATCTGGATGCTCCATTTCCAAGACCCTTAAACAATAGGGGTCTGTTGGTAAAGCAAACATATAGTTGTAGCCGTATGGCGGCACTGTAGCCAACCTAGCTAGTGTTGTTCTTGTTACTGCAAAGTTCCAAGGGTGCGCTCGTAGCACACTATCTCTTGCATCACTAAAAAAACCATTACACAATCTAGCACGTTCCGTATCATCACCCAAAGAAGTAATTGGGTCATCACCTAACCGCCTTAAAGCGTTAGCACATATTGATACGTCCGTTGCCATTTTCCATCCTTAAAAAATAGACAGGGAATGATATTTGTCACTCCCTGCCCAATTATTTTAGTCAGTGACGTACATAATGGTACATTGAATTGTACCAGTAGCCGCCGCCCCTGCTAACGTTACACTAATAGGTAAGCCATCACCGTCTGCATCCACTTCTGAACCATTGCCTAAAGCAATAGTAGCAAGAATGTCTGCCAAGCCAGCAGAAGCAGAAGATGCCGCCGCCTTATATGCCGCCGCTGAAAGCGAAACCGCTGTGCCTGCGCTATTCTTATAAGCCGCATATCCTACTGAAAGTGTAGTAGAACTACCCATAGCATCATGGGCAATAGAGCCTGATAATAGTCGCGCACCATTAGGAAGGTTAAACATTTGTATAACGTCACCAGCGGATAAGCCAGCGGCCTCATACGAACCAAAGGCAATACGAACTCGTCCTGCCATTTCGTTTGTTTTAGTCTTCTCTGAAGGGTTATTAACGTCCGTTAGAGTTTTCTGTGCTGAATAAACTGTAGCCATTTCTAATCCTCCTTATTCTGTACAAGCAATTTCAACAACTTTTTCGTCTTCTACTCTCGTAGCTCCGATAGTCATTGATAGAAATACTTGGGTTGCATAATTCTTGTCAGCACGTTCAGAAATTTTTGTTGAAATATCTGCTCCTACTGCAAGCCCGATTGCGCTTCGACAAAATGCCAGAACTGAACGGTTACCATCACCGTCTAATCCTAAACGTTCTGTACGGATAAAGCGGAAGCCCATGAAAGTGTCAAGCTGGCCTTGAACAAGAGCTTTTACACTCGCATAATCTGCGGATGTAATCTTCTCAATGTTAAGCATGTTTGACATTTGCTTGGCAGATACAATCATGTACCTTTCTTCATCTGGGTCAACATCAGAAGCATCAATAGTTTCTTTTGCTGTAATCAGTTTTGCCAAGGTTAAGCCTGCGCTACCGTGTACGATTTTTTGACCAGCAGGAAGTGCAAGAGTTGTTCCACCACTAACGCCGCCGTAAGCGTTTCCGCTTGCCGCCGCAATAATGCTGTCATCCATTGCTCGTCCCATAGCCCACGCACCAGCCATAGCGTATTCTGATTGAGGGGAAATCAACATACGAACTTTATCTTCGTTGTCGATTAGGTCTGCCCAATCATAATCATCCATAGTTACTTTACGTCTTGAATGAGGTGTATCCATCCTAGGCGTATCGGCGTGTCTGCTTGTACGTTTTTCAGCCGCAACAGAACCAATTCGCTCAAAAAAGTGTGACTTTCCGTTAACTGTTTCCAGTTTCACCGTGTCACGCAATCTTGAACCTTTTTGCTGTGCGAGATGAAACACGTTACTTTTGTACTGTTCTACAAAAGCTGTTGTTATCTCAATTGACATAATTATGCCTCCTAAAAGTTAAAGTTTACATTTCAATCGGTTTTTATCCTTTCGGGAAACCTAACAATTTAACGCAATTGTCTTACGGGTTAAACAGCACCACACTTTTGTTTTGTTGTCCTTGCGGGCAAAACTTACTTTATTATATCTTAAAAGCGTTTTATTGCAATAAAATTACATTCCGTGTACTTTTTCATGCAATTGGCGCATTTTTTCGATAGCCATTTTGTTTTCTGGGTGACGGTCATTGAAATACGGATGACTTGGATTTTGCATAACTTCATCAATTTCAGCGCGAGCATCTAAAGCAGATACTGCTAAATTGTTGTTTTGCGTGTTCTGCGTCATATCTTCTGTAATTTCTTTGCCTAACCTAGCAAACATTTTAATTACGGCAGGATTATTGCCTGCTTCAGTGTTCATTAAGGCCATGATTTCATCATCACCATAAACAGATAAAGCTCTTTTGGCAGACCTGATTTCTCTGTCATACTGAACACCCCATTCTTGTTTAAGGGCTTCTTGCGTTTCTTGCGCTTGCACTTCTAAATGTGCGCTACTGTTTGACAATTCAGATGATATAGAGTTTTTTTGCATTTCTATTAGTGCGCTTACTTGCTGGGGATTTAGCCCAATGTCATGCGCTACTTTTTTAAACTCTGTTACGCTTTCATCCCTAAAGTATGGCTTTAGTTCATCACCAATTTCTATTTGGTATTCTTCGGCAGTTTCTGGCCTGCCTAATTTACTGTAAAGTTCTGCGCGTTCTTCATCAGTTTTAGGCAATGGAATACGATTTCCCATTTGCTGTTGTTGGTGAACTACCGTTTTAGCAAGACTAGCAACATCTTTAAAGTTGCTTAACGTTGCATCATTTCTTAGTTCTTCTGGTAACGCTGATTTCCAATCTTGATTATCAATCCCGTCATCAGACCCCATCAGCGTAGTTGAGGTTTCCTGTTCAGGATTGGTCATTGTTTCTTCGCTCATAATTGCTCCTTCTTAGTCATTAGATTTATCAGCCTAATGATTACTGAACGCTGTCCTTCATGGAAAGCGGTTTTGTATGGGTCATTATCAAAACTAGACCTATGATAGTAAGCGGCTTTTAAATCGTCATATACCCGTTTACCTTCAGCCGTAGTAAAAGTCGCTAGATAATCGTCTGATAGTTGTTCAAATTTATCCATCTGGATTACCTTCCCCTGCGTCTTGCATTTGTTGCTGTGCTTCTTGCATCATATCTTGAACTTCTGGTTGTGCCATTTTTTGCGCTGTATCAGCTTCTTGGCCTACAGCTTGTGCTTGTTGCGCCGCCATTTCCATTTGTTGCTGTTGAGCTTGTGCTTGTGCCGCCGCCTGACGTTGTTCCTCAATTTCATCAGGGTCACGGAGAATAGATTTTGGAACACCTAATAAATTAGCTCTAAGCCTTACTGCCGCGTCATGGTCTATGTTATCCATGATAGACGGGTTAACTTGTGCAACGTTGAAAGCCATTTGATACAATCTTTCAATAGCAATTCCTTCTTCCATTCTTTGTGAACGGGCAAGTGGGCCAACATATTCAACGTCCATCTGCATACCTTGTATTGCTTCAGGTTCTTCGTTAAATGCGCCAGCGCGGTACATAATTCCAAATACACGCTCAATAAGTGGATTAAGAAATTCACTTTGGAAACGTCCAAGTGTAGGGCCAAGTAGACGTTGCATCATTTCGTACCTAACTTGAACTTCTGTAGCTGTCATTTGAGGGCCATCTTGAAGTTGTAGTTGGTCAGAATAGTATGCTTGCCTAATTGCTGTACGCAATTGTCCTTCTTTTAAATCTGTAATTTGCCAATTAGAGCCAATTTGCAATGGCCTTACTGCATTATCGCCTCTTACTACTGTAATTCCAGCAGGCGTTGTTCTAACACGCCCAATAACACCGTCATCTGTAACTAATAATGGTGGGTCAATAGCTTTAGCCCACGCTTTTAGTCCAATTTCTACTGCTTTGTTAAGTGTTCTGATGTCTGGGAGCGCATTATAACTTGGGCTTCGTCCAAAAATTTCTGAAGTTGCCTTACTCCATCTTGGGACAAGGTACGGAAATTCGTTGTATCCACCCCTGCGAACAACCATTTTGTCTTCTTCGCAGACATGACACGAATGAACGGGAAGTTTTGAGTTTGATTTGTTTCCTGTGGCACGTTCATAATCCTCTTTAGGTTCTATAGCATGTATAAAAACAAATTGTTTATCAGGCTTTTCTTTAGCCGCCTGTATAACTTTTGGGCCTAAATTTTCTTCACCAAATTCTTGTATAGCTTGTAAAGCAGACAATTTGTATTTTCGGTACAACGTGTCAACCATACCTCTATTATTTTCAGTAATGTAATATTCTGAAATATGTAGTGCTTTAAAATGTATTCCGCGTTTTTCATAACCAGCTTGGTCTTCTTCTACAAAAATAGCACCTGTACCAATAGACGTTAAATCTAAGTACATTTCGTGTACTTCTGTATTAAAATTACTATCGTTAAATGTATCGTACATGCGCTGGGCGCAATCTTCTAACCAAATTTGTACGCTACGGTCTTCATTTTTTTCTCTGTCACGCAATTTCATATGAAACCACGGCAATGAAGGGGAAGTAAGTGTCCCTTGTAAACTTGCGGCTAGTAATGTGTTTGCAGTAATTGCTGTACTGTCAAACAAGACTTCTGTGCGCTTCTCACCTTTAGAGCGTACAAAAGTTATGTCTGCTTTTCTTGGCATAACATAATCAAGTATTTCTTGCCAATGGTCTTCCCATGTAGCTCTTTCGCCTTGCATAGCGGCAAGACGTTTTTTTACATATGCGTACTCTGCCATTAGGTTATTGTTCCTTTATTAGAACCTAACAACGTATTTCCAGTGTTTGCTTCTTCTTCAACACCCATTCCGCTAGTTAGAACTGTTCCTGCCATGCCCTTCTTTTTACCAGAAAGCATCTTTTGTTTTTCTTTTTCTAATGCCGCCTCTTTCTCATTAGTCCTGTCAACAATAGACGTATCCACTGGCGGTGGCATTGCAGGTGATGATTTCATACCCATGTACATTCCTCCTTTAACATTCCGTACAACGCCGCATCTTTATATTCGTTGCCTTTTTTAAAAAATTTTCTAACTACACCTTCTTTTGTAAAACCAGTTTTACCAAGTAATTTTTCGTTTCGCGTGTATCCATTCACACATAAGGCAGTCATGCGATTTACCTTTGCCTGATTAAAACAATAATCAAACATTAATTTTATATACCGCCTTTGGCAACATCTGGGGTCATCAATAGCAAGGTGTACAAATATGTTGTGTCCGTCATAATCAGAAAATAACAATACTCCTAAAATTTTTCCGTCTTCGCAAAATGCAATATAACTGAAATCTTCATCAAAGCCGCCTAGATAAGCTCTTGGAGCTAACCATTCAAACGCTTCTTTTTTAAAATGGTCTTCCGTTACAGTTACAATCATTCTTCACCTACATTAAGTTGTGGTCGTACTACCGTATCCTGTGCTTGCTGGCTTTTTCTTTTTCGGTTTTTTATCTGGTGTACCACCCAAGACAGTTGTTTTTACATTTGCTTCAGTTTCATCACCTGATGCTCCACCCATAATAGTTGAACCACCGTAAGAAGATTTACTAGCACCTAATGTAGCACTTTTTTTCTTAGCGGTTGTTGACGCCGCTACTTGAGGTACAACAGCTACAGGTGCGGCTACTTTTGGCGAACCCCCAATTATTTTCTTAAAGATTTTTGATACACTACCCATATTTTGCTCCTTTCTAAAACACGTTAAATTGGCTATCAGAAGTTATCTGAACAGGCTGGTAATTTTTGACCCTAGCCTTCCTTAATGATAGAATAGCGTAACGCATAGCTGATATTACATCATCATTTATAGGAACAATTTTACCGTCTTTTCTATGATACATTCTCATTTCTTCTAACAGCTTACTCTGATTTGCAAATATTTTCAATCTATTCGTTTGAAAACGTGTAAGCATGTCTTGAACGCCTGCTTCTACGCTGTTTCCACCCGTTCCTTCTTTTGCGCCTTGTGGTGCTGGATTACTAAAATGTTCGCGTGTCATGTTAACGCCTTCAATACGATATTGCTCTGTAAGCGATTTTCCTGAACCTTTATCTGCCTGTCTTCCATCCATAGGCCACATACAAGGTATCCATAAACCTTTTGATTTAATTGCAGACGCATGTATAGGAACACTTTCTTGTGCCATTGCATAAGTGTCGTAAATGTAAGCTGTGTCTGTATCTCTATCCCATGCTACCCATGTTGCCGCTGTTGGATGATTCCAGCCAAAATCAAGACCAACTATCCTAGGCCAATAGTTAGGAATTTCAAAAGGGTCGCAAACAATGTTTTCTTCTGCTAACGGGAAGACTAAACCTGAACCTAATTGTGGTATCCCACGTTCACGCATCTTTCTTTCGTGAGGCGGTAACGCCGATAAAATTTGTTCACGAACATCTTTAGTCATGTGTGGAGCGTCATCCCACCCTGCTTGAATTAATGCTTGCCCTTTTCTTAGGTTGTTTACAAATTGTGCTACGGTTTCTGTCATTCCGCTTTCAGGCGTAAACGTCATATAAACAATACCGCCTTTATCGGCAGTACGGGTTAGCGATTGTGTATATATTGAAGACGGTGGTT